CTTCTTCACGGGACGCGACCTTGAGTCTGGCGTTGAGCAGAAGCAAGAGCCTTGGGCACGGTACCGGGACAACACGTCTGAAGCGGCTAAGCTGCTCGGCTCGTGGTTCAACATCTCTCCGATCAAGATCGAGACGCTGGTCAGCGGCTACACCGGTAGCCTTGGTATGGCGCTCATGCAGTCGCTGAATGTCCTGGCGCCAACACCCGAGACGCAGAAAGCTGAGCGCAGGCTGTCAGAAATTCCGGTTGTCGGCACTGTGTTCCAGCCCAAGGATGCGTCGGGCATCATCGACGATACCTTTGACCAGATGAACAAGTACTCAGAGGTCAAGGACACCTACGATGCGCTTGTTAAGCGTGGAGAACTGAGCAGAGCGGACGCCTACCTGCGCAGCAACATCGACAAGATCGGGCTTGCTTCCGTGGCAGACAACTACCGGCAACAGATCGGCAAGATCACTGAGGCCGAGCGCCAGATTCGCGGAAGTTCGCTGAGTCCTCAGCAGCAGCGCGATCTTCTGGATGATCTGCGTCAGGCGAAGATTTTGGTTGCCACTTCTGCGCGGGAGGCGCTCGGAAGAATAGAAGCCCGATAAACCCCTGGTGGATGCACGGCAGCGCCCGTGCATCCTTCAGCTTCAAAGACACAGCCGCACGCAGCCCTGCTTCACGCATGGCTTCGAGATCAAGGGCAGGGATGAAGAACCCCTGCCCTCGCTCAATCTTCTCCCACGGGAAGTATTTCGGCACTGTTGTCGAGTTCTTCTCTGCGACTGATACACAGCGCGTGCACCCGCATCTGTGGGCCTTTGGTCCTGGCCATCATGTCCTTGCGCAGCACCTTGACGCTGTAGCCTTCGATGGTGGCTATCTGCCGCCTGAAGTCTTCATAGCCGTAGGACATGGATACGCAGTGTGAGCGCATCACCGATTCCTCGATGAAGTAGTCCACGAACCCAGGCTTGTCGATGCCATGCTCCACGCGCCCCATGACGGTACTGCGCGTGATGGATTGATCAACCGGCTCTCCGTTACCCAGTGACGCCATGAACGACCCGTTGCTGCGCTTGACCACCACGAAGTGACCGTAGTGGTCACGGGTGAAGGCGTTGAGAACATCCTCGGCGTTGCGCGAACCGGTGCGCACCACCTTGCGGGCCTTCTCCACCAACTTGAAGAAGCTGTTGATGATCTCGTCTACGGGGTAGTCGAAGATGCCTGCGTAGTTGGAACCGGCCAGGATTGCTCCGGCGACATCACACGCACAGCCATTGCCCCAGTACCGCTCTTCACCAGTTAGCGCCCACTCACGCTTAAGGCGTTCGTGCGTCTTGGCCAACACCTTGCGGGCGGTGTCTTGGTTCTGCACAAGCCACCGGACGTACTTCTCGCCCGCCACCCCGTGATTGGTGTTGAGCAGGCGCAGGATGTCTTCCTCTTCCGGCGTCCAGTTGAGCTTCTCCTCGGGCGTCCACTCCAACATACGGAACAACTCACCCTGGGAGGTGTGCTTGCGCACGCCCGACATGAAGTCGTGCATGTGCGTGTTCGATGTCAGGTAGGCTTGCGTCGCCCAGGAGACGAGGTTCAGGCGCTCTCGGTTGTGGTGGGCTTCGGACTTCTCCTTGCCCTGGCCCTCAGCCAGATCGAAGATCAGGCCAGGGAACCACTCCATCTCCTGCCGGGACTTGTGTGTGATCTCGTCCGAGGTGAAGGGCAGCGAGTTCAGGTTACCGATGCGCTGCTGCATCGTGACTGCTGAGGTGGACTTGCCTGTGCGGTACCGGGTCGGATGCCCCCAGACCGAGTTGATCAGGTTCATCGCCATCGTCTTACCAGTACCAGAACTGGTCGAGCCTGCATGGATGGTCAAGCAAGCGAACTGCGTGAAGCGCATCAGCGGTGCGCCAAACGCCATAGTAGAGACGGCCAGGAGGTCGTACAGCCCACGCTGCACCATCAGTTCTGGGAACCTGCGCCACTCCTCCAGTGTGCCCGCTGCCCGCGTGTTGCGTGTCAGGTTCTGCAGGTCTGGCATCGGCACGGTGCGCGTGCGGCCATCGGGAAAGAAGATGCGCCCGGAGTAGACGAAGGAGTTGTCCTCCTGCCACCCGTACTGCTGAGGAATCTTGATTGCGCGTTTGTTGACGCTGGCCTCCTCCACGCAGGCCCGGATGTACTCCACCAGATTCTTGTCGTTGCCTGCGCCGAACGCAGCCATGATGTTCTGCTGCGCCAGGGACTTGAGCAGTTCGTCCTTGCTGACCACCGCCCTCTGAGCGAACAGCACATCGGCAGGAGCGTTGGGGCGATTGGCCACCATGTGGACGGTGTGCTCGTTGTCCTTGTTCAGGATGTCCACCACGAACATGTCGTACGGCAGGATCATGACCTGCTTCTTGCGCTTGGTTCCGTCCGCTTCCTCCACGATCCGGTCGGCATACACACCGCCATTTGCGCCGTATGCGTAGCCCTTGGGAGGCGTCGGGCGCACCACCTTGATGGTGGGTGCCTCGGGATCGTCCGGGTCGCTCGGCTTGATCTCGACTTCTTTCTCGGAGTTGTCGGCCACCAGTTCCCGGCCCAGGGCCAGGGGGTTGGTGATCTTGCCGAAGTGCTTGCACTTCTGGCACACGCCTGGGTTCTCGCTATCGAACTTGACGCAGGGATAGGGGCCTTTTATCTCGCGCAGCTTTGCCTGCATGCGCTCGTCGTCGTACGGGTGGAGTTGGCTCAGCCAGATCGAAGCCTTCTCGCCATCGGCGCAGTACTTGGCTTGACTCAGCCAGCCCCGCCACAGCGGCTCCATGCCGTCATCCTTGGCGTGGTTGACGTAGTGATCAAGCTGCAAGCAACCGTCGCCATCGCCCGTCTTAGCCAGTATGTGCTTGAACCGCACGATGGTGTTGGCCAGCATCTGCACGCCCGTCTTGGTGGCGTTGACTGGGCGCTGCCCAGGCAGGTTCATGCCCTGAGCGTATGGGGTTGGTGCCGTGTCTCCGAGCAGGTCGCGCAGCTTGGCGAAGAACTCCTGTGGGTTTACAGGAGCGTCGCCCTCAGCCAGCACCTCCACCGGGCGCGGCTCGCCGTACTTCTTCTTGAAGTTCTTGGTGCCAGGAACACGCAACACCCGTGCGGCGTCTGCCGTGACGGTGTTGTCGATGGCCAGTGACCGCTCCTTGCACAGACGCTTGAACGTCTCAGCAATCGGCTTCCACTCACCTACGGTCAAGGGCTTGTCGAACGCCCAGTAGCAGTGCAGACCACCGCCTGAAGCGATGATCCAGGGCTTGCCAAAGGCGTCGAGCCCGGTGTCTGCCAAGAACTTATCCAGTGCCTCCTGTGCTGCTTCCTTGCTGTCGTACCCATCCATGTCGATGAACAAGGACTTGATGTACTCAGCGTTGTCTGCGGTGCGACTGCCCTTATCGGCAAACGTCGCAAGCGCAAAGTAGATGTCCTGCTGACCCTCCAACCACTGAGATACGTACGGACGCATCTCAGCGATGTCTTCGATGAAGACGTGCTGTTTTCTCTTGGAGGAGAGTTCTGCCGCGCAGTAGTACCCGTGACCGGGAGACGGCAGGACAGCCGCTAAGAACTCTAGCGGTTCCATAGGACTCCTCGGTTTATTCGCTGAAGGGCAGGGGTTGTTGCTTGGGGTTCAGCGAAGCAGCGGATCGTTCCTTCTCTCGGTCAGTTGTCTGGCGCTTGGCCAGTTCTTGGGCTACCTCTGGCGGTAGTGCGCCCATGACCATCGTCATGTAGACCTGACGCTCGAACTCATCGTCGCTCAGGCTTGAATATTGAATTCCTGACATGCTTTTCTCCACGCTTGTTCTTTGTCTTGGGCCTTCATCAGAATCTGAAGCAGGCGCTCAACGGTTGGTCGGTAGCCGTTAATCACGGTGGATTTGCCGGTGAACCAGTTGTACACCGTCTGGCGCGAAGCGCCAGTGATTTCGGAGACTTGGGACACAGGAAAATCCAGGTGAACCGCCCATCGGCCAAGCTGATTGCCTAGCGTCTTGGGCGCTGCCTTGACGGTATTAAGGGTTTTTACTGAGTAGGACATGGTGTGTGGGTGGGGGTGGCCAGTGCTGATCTCCGGCGTCCCCCGCCCCGTAAGGCAGGGGTCGATTACTCAAGCACCAAGGCGCCGTTAAGGGACTTGCCAACGCATCGCGTCGAACACCCGAGTGTCTTTGGTCTTGCGCATCAGCCTGCGCATTCACCCCCAAATTAGTTACTCATCATCCCAATCAGCCGCCAGCTTAGCCAAAGATGACTTGCCTGCGGCAGCGGGTTCCTCCGACTTGCCCTTGCGAACGGTCGGCTCTACGGACTCGTCCTCTGCCTCCACCGCAGGCTCAGCCTTGGGCTTCTTGGTGGCCTTGGGCTTAGCGCCTTCCAGGGCCAGGGGAGCCGGTGCAGCCACATTGTCCGTCTTGGCCACGGTCATGGTGATGGCGCGCTTGGCGTCATCGGTCTGACCCTGCTTGACCGCCACCTCGTACTCGCTCTCGTCGAGCCAACGCACGGGCTTGAAGAACAGCTTGGGCGCCTCAGCCTTGGTGTCGAACTGCATGCGGGTGACCATCATCTCAGGGCTTGCCTGATTGGCCACCACGTAGCGGGCGTAGGCTTGCAGGGGACGCTTGTCGCCTTCTTCCTTGCCGAAGATGGACGTGGCAGGCAGTTGAAGCTGCATCACGTCGCCTTCGAGGTTGTTGGCCAGGACTACCGCCAGACGCTGCGAGAAGCGGCAGGCGCGGGACTCGCCCATGCCGGAGCCCTTGACGTTCTGGGGGCAGTTGGCGCAACGATCCGACTGCTTGTTGGCGGCGTCGGGGCTAGGCGTCTCGCCATCGGCAGACCAGCAGTCAGGAGCCGCAGGCGTCTCACCGTCGTAGGACTTGGCGTAGAAGGTGCGCCCGATCTTGGGAGCGGCGTTGACGATCACAACATCGAGGTAGCGTTCGTCAATCGAAGCCACCTCCTTGCCGCCGACCAACAGGCGGAACACACCGCCCTTGATCGAGATGCGCTTGCCGCCACCACCGCCGCCACCAGCGAGGGACTTGGCGATGTCAGACAGTTCGCCTTTCTTGGCGAAGGCGGGAACATTGGAACCAGAAAAAAGAGCTACGTTGCTCATGTTGTTTCTCCTTAGCGGGGCTTGGTTACAGAGATGTCGAACTCAGCAAGGCTGCTGAGTCCAGGGGGATGCAGGTCGGGGTTCTCTTCCAAGAACGTCTGCATGTTGGTTTGCGCGATGCGCTTCTCCAAGAGGTCAACGGCGTCGTGTTCGACGACGAACTTCTTGAAGCTGTCCCAGTCTTGGGTGTAGAACCGGGACTTTTCCTTGAGCGTGATCGTTCCGAACTCAGTGCGGGCAGACTTGGTGCCGAGCGCCATCATCTGATCCTTCATGGCGTTCTTCACTTCCTGCTGCTGAGCCTTGATCGTCTCGATCTGCTTGTCGAGGTCTTGCATGGCAGCGCGCATCTTCACGTAGATGCGGGCTAGTTTGTCGAGTGGGATGGTGTTGTCTGTCATTTGCTTCTCCTGTTGTTGTGTCAAAGAGTATACATTGTCCAGTTCAGTCTACAACCCCCTTTCCTTGATTTCGCTGTTGAACAGGCTCACGAGCATGGCGTTGTCGTCCACCTTCTCCGTGAGCGCCTTGAACATCTTCTTCTCCACGGGCGAGCCCTCGATGTGAATGACGGTCACCTTGTCTGAGTTCTGCCCCTTGCGGTCAGCCCGTGCAATGCACTGGGTGTACTGCTCGACGCTCATCAGCGGCCCGTAAAAGATCACCGTGTCGGCAGCGGTCAGCGTGATGCCGTGCGCTGTAGCCTGCGGCTGCATGACCAGCACCCTTGGGGTGGGCTGCGTTTGGAAGCGCCTGATGATGTCGCCGCGCTTGGTGGCTGTCACGCCACCGTGAATCTGCTCGTTGGCGATCCCGTTCTTGTTGAGGAAATCGCTGATGGCGTCGATGGCTGCGCGGAACAGCGCGAAGATGATCACCTTCCGCTCTGTTTGTTCGAGTGCTTCCATCAACACATTCAGGCGTGGGGTGGCGTCGAACTCGACCGTCTCCTTGTTGTCGGTGTACGCGACACCGGAACTGATCTGGAGAAGTTTATTTAGCGCAGCGGCAGCGTTGACTGCCGTGATCGTCTCGCCTGCGGCCATGACCAGCATCTGGGTCTTGAGCAGGTTGTAGTACTTGGCCTGCTGCGGCGTGAGCGGCACCTCGCGGGTGGTCGTCAGTACAG